CGTGTTGCTCCGCTATCTCTCTTAAACCACTCATGCTCAATAGCTCTAGCGATTTCAAGGCCATATTCCTGACTGGCTTTTTCTGCGTCGCTAGCTATTTGGCTAGGAAAAGAACTTTTTAATAATGATTCAGCCATATTTATTTTATTATTTGCGAATGCAATCCTTTATTATTAAATCTTTTTATTTGTATATTCACAGCTTGTTGTTCGTATTTTGGTTTCGGATGATATAAATGCCTATTGCAAGCCATAATAGCGAGCCCAGAACTAATAGTTGCATCATATTTTGTTCGTTTATTTATATCAAACCCGGCCCAGTCGTTTAATGTTCTATTAAAATATATATTGCCAGCACCACCATCTTCATTATAACCAACATATTTATTTATATATGTTTCAATAGCAGCTGCGTGAGCTTGTTTAATGTCTTCAGATGTATTAGGTATTCCACCTATTTCTTTTTCTGTTACAGATAATTTATTCCAAAGTTTATCGGGTCTATTCATTGAAAAACTTCTGTAACCTCTTCTTTTTAAATGATATAACAATCTAGGTTTGTTATTTTCAGCAAGTATTGGCATTCCGTAAAATACAATTGCCATTAGCATATCCTCAAAAAATATTTCAGCTGTTTGAGGTCTCGCTACATATTCTAAAAAGAATGTATTAGGTGGAGCATCCTCCATGCTAAATATTGTTAGACCATGCAATGAGCCCTTTGAACCTTGTCCATCAGTTGTACCTGAAATATCATATGAATCACAACCAAAGGCACCTATATGCTCATTACCAGGGTATTTGATACCATTCTTTACTATTACATTGTTTTGCAAGTTTTTAGATGGTACCCATGATATTAAAAACCTTCCATTGGGGTTTGGTGTAAATTGTACTTTTGTATCTTTAATACCGTTTTCCCAGGCAAAAGATCCTTTAGTAACTAAACCGTCTCTGACGGCATCTTCATTAAAATCTATTTGTTCGTATATTTTAGCTAAATTAAATATACTGTTTTTAGCTTCATCTCTAAACGCATGCTCTTCAGTACGAGGGAATTGACGGTAATATTCGTTAAGACCATCACTGTCATGTTTTAATCCTTCAACCTCATTTTCCCAAAAATCTATAACACCCGTATCGATATATTCTCCATCGACTCCAATGACGGGTTCTCTTGGAGTATCAAAGACAGGGTATCCAAAAGCATTAATGTATCCTTCGTAGTTCCATTCCATAGGTATGAACAAAGAATATAATCCCGAGCTAGTTTGGCCATTGCGGTTTCTTCTTGTAACATCTGAGTCATTATAAAGCTTTTTAAAATTACTACCTCCTTTATCTTTAGAATTAGAGGTTGATCCCATCATACACTTTCCAATAATCCTGCTCCCAAGTCTTAGGGTTGTTTTAGTTACCCTCCAGTTATTTAATATATTATCAGGTCTTTCCCATTTACCGGATTCATCGTGAACTAATAATCTTAGTTTTTCACCATCGTAACTGTTATCACCTGTATTTTTCCAGTCTATTGTTGTGTCAAGCCCCTCAAGTATTTGTTTTTCACTCGTTTCTGTAATTGACTTTTTTGTAAGCTTTGATGCTGGTACCCTATAAGCCAATTCTGATTTTGGTCTATCCATCCCATCCTGTATAGGTTTGAAAAAGAAAGGATAGTTAACCGAGATTGGCACAACTTTGTCCGTAAACATTTTTTTAGCATCCGCACCTGATTTTGATAATATACCAAATCTTGCGTCAGATGTAATGGTCGCTTGGTTAGTAGTTTCTGATGATGCCATAAAGCTAAATCCAGAGCGTCTATTTTTGAGGTAGCAAATTCCATAACATCTTTTGTCTGCTTTGCACGCTTCCCAAAATATAAAGAACAATCTGTTTGCTTCTCTAAAATCTGGTCTTCCGACATCAATTTTGGTGTGCTGCAAATACATATAATGAGAACCAGTAATATAAGTGGAAACATTATTATTTTTAAACCAATGTCCTTCTTCACGTCTTGTAAATTCTTTATCAATATATGGGTACCATTTAGATTTAAATTCTTTTGAATAGGTTTCCCAATCAAAAATACTTTTAATATTTTTTAAATCCTTAGGGTAATCTTCTGCAACCCATTTATTATCAGTGTTTTGCACTTCTTTTGGAACAGCTGGTAATGCAATTGCTAAATTTTGTATTTCAATTACTTCACCTATCGTACCATTCTTACTGGTAACAACTACATCGTATTCTTTATTATAACCATACTCCCATTTTTTATATCTGTTATTTTTCTTAATAACATTTTCTTTTATAGGTGTAATAGTTTTAACTAAATTTTGCTCGTACATTACCTAGATCTTCTTTCAGCAAACCCTTTTAAGCTTTCTTTAGATTCAACAGGTTTGTTTTCCATTAAATTCTTTTCAGCTTCAATTCGCGTAAGTATTTCAAATGCATCAAATATTGCAAGCTTTTTAGTAGCTGCGGCATTTTTTAATCTGTCAGCTGCCAATTCATCTTCGCCGCCATCAACAATTATTTCTTCTTCAGCTACTCTTATAAGCTCGTGTACTGCCTTATACCCAGACTGGATTATATTCTTCTTTAAATCTTGTACGTTCATATTGAATTGAAATTGAATTAATTGGTACTCTATATAATCTTTCGCCTTCTATAACGAACTCATATTCACTATTTGGTGTAAAACCTATTAGATCATCATTATCTAAACCAAAGTCTCTTAAATCGCTTCCTACGTGCTTTAAAACGCCTGTAAGTGGCTCTTCTTTGTCAATGTCTAAATTATTTTGACTATGTATTGGTTTTACAAAGCAATACCCTGGTGGCGTATACCATTTACCGTTTCGTTTGTATAAAAATATTTGATCGTAATAACAAAAGTATTTATCTTCTTCAAAATAGCTACTACTATTTTTTTCGTTACCTCTAACGTCGTAATATCTTCTAAATACATTATGATGCACAATAACTTCATCACCTATCTGTAAATATTCGTTTTCATTAACGATTGGTAGCGCAAGCACTGTACCGTTTCTATTTACAAACTTATGATCTTCTATCGAAGCGTTTAGTATAAGTTCTTTGTTATCAATATTTTTTTTATTATTGTATCTACCGTTTATAGGTTGTACAATATAACAATGGGTGTGTTGCATTAATATTCTAAATTAAATTCAATTGATACCGCCATATTTTTATTAAAATGTTTCCATGGCAATACTTCGTCTTTTTTCTTTATATATATTACGTATCCTTTTTCTTCTTCAAGTATTTCAGATATAGTGTGTCCTCCGAATACTTCCTGCCCAATTGAATAATGCATTGCATCATTTTTATAATCTCTTCCTATTGATATTTTTCTAATTAAATTCATTTTATTTAATTATTATTTCATTTTATTATTAAATACTAAACTTGTTATTCCAAGTGTAAGTCATTTTAGTTATTTATTTGTGATTTTAACTATCTTACCCATATCATAGTGTATGGTTTGTTCTACAAAGCCATCTGGTTTATAGACCACAAACATACCGTTATTAATAAGTTTATCCCCTACAGCGATAACATACCCTTCAACCACAGGCTTCCCGTTAGAGTAAAGAACCATCTTAAGCTCTTTAGTTGGGGACTTGACTATATGCTTGTCGTTTTCTTGAGAAAACCCAACTTGAAAAGTCAATAAGGCGAAGACATTTAATATGTATAACTTCAAATCTTGCATTAGTTCCAAGACCATCTTGCCCAAGCGGTTGAACCGCCGCCACCATTTGATTGAAATATGTATCTACTGCCACTAGCAGTAAAAGCTGTTTGAGAATTAGATTTTGATATTGAACCTGTATTTACCGTTCTTGACCCTCCACAGCTTGTGTCTGATACATAAAGCCAACACTGTGCATAAACGTAGCTTGCAGTCATATTGAACGCATAAAAAATGTTAGGTCTATTGTCCGCCCAACTAACACAACTAAAATTATTCGGTACATTGGTGTTAATTGCTACCCAAGCATTTGCAACATTTACATAATAAGCCCCAACGCTTGCGCCATATGTATAGCTCTCATCTTTAATTTGTACAGAATTGAAAGTATAATTGAATGATGTAAGCTGTGACGTTGTTGATCCTACCGTTTCGCCTACTGAATTAATAGCGTAGGCAGTAATATAATAGGTTGTATTCGATGCTAATCCTGTAAAATTATTACTAAAAGCACCTGTTCCGCTACCTATTTGATATTTTGAGTTTGATGCGTAACTGCTAGACGTTCCAAAATAAAAACCTCTGTTGGTTACTGTTGCTCCACCATCAGCCGTCACATTTCCATTTGCTATCACTGAAGATGCGGTAACACCACTTGTAGCATTTGTCGTAACTGATGGGACAATGGCATCTACATAACCATAAAACTCCTTCATTCCGTTAGGGGCAGTAAACCCTGCTGATGCGGATAAACCATTTAATGATACATCTGTGCCTGTACCTGTTCCATTAATTTCTAGGTTAATGTCTGCATTTAGTCTTAATTGACCTGAGCTTGGAACTGCCATTTAATCGTTTGTTAAGTCTTCAAATCCTATTTGTTCGCTTAATATTTCATAAGCTTTTTTTCTTATATCATCGCTTGAAGCAATGTCAAAAAATTGCCCCATAACTCCACCTTCTTCAATCCAACTTGCAGAATCATTTTGCCTATCTTGTTTAGAGGCATATATTTTCCATTGAAAATCAAAACCCATCTGCTCATTATCATTTAAAAAGATTGGATAAAACATATAATGTGAAATAATAACATAAACATCTTCTATAATTTCAATTTCAGAAATAAGTTTAGGCGTTTGTATTGTTTCCGTTACACCCTCGGGATTTGTTATTTGTATTTCTACGGTTTCGGTCTCGTGCGGCGTTGCTGTATGCTTTGTATAATTTCCAATTAATGCCATTTTTATTTTTTTAATTCTTCAACTTGTTTTGATAATTCTTTAACGGCTTGTATCAATACACCAATTAAACCATTATAATCAACGGTAAGTGTTTCTTCACCGCCTTCAAGCGATTTTTTTGTTCCGACAAGTTCGGGAAGTACTTTTTGAACATCTTGTGCAATTACACCAACCGATTTTTTATCTTTTGATTTCCACGTAAATGATACGCCATTCAATTCTGAAATTGTTTTCAAGGCGTCTTTATAAGTAGATATGTCCTTTTTTAAGTTTTCATCCGAAGAAACGGTTGTTGATGCTGCAATCACATCGCCTTCAACGTGCAAATCCCCCCCACTCGTTAGGCGCATTCGTTCCGAACCGTTGGTATATAATTGCATAGAATTATCAACGTGATAATATTGTATTCTACCAACATTATCAGAAGCAGCATCTCCGAAATATATTCTACCTAAATCAGAACCTTTTAAATGTATTACTGCATCTGTTGTGTCCTCTATTGATAGATTATAACTCGGACTACTTGTACCTATCCCTACGTTGCCACTAGAGTTTATTCGCATTCGTTCGCTTCCACCTCCAACTTTAAATTGAATAATTGAATCTTCATAT